GGTTCAACTATTGATATACAATCTGGTGGAACAACTACACATGGTTCTGCTGGTGCAGTCACAATTAATTACGAAACAAGTTTATCTGAAACTGTTGGAACATCAGTCACAGAGTCATATGGTTCACTTGCAACAACTATATCAGGTGTAACACAAATTAAACATAGTGGTGTCGCAACATATCATTACAGTGATAAATTCCAAGAGAGAATTGAAAAAGAACACGAGGTTACAAAACTATCTGGAACTGATTTTGATAACTTCTTTACAGAAACTAGCAGAACTGCAAAAGACCCTGCCACAGAGATAGCAGGATTATAGGAGATAACAAATGGCATTATGTGGAGCAAATCTAAACTTTGATGCAATCACTGAATCAGCAGGTGATTTAAAAACATCACTTAAATCTAAACTAGGTGGTGCTGGTACATTTACTTCTGCATCTGATTTGACATCTCTTGTAGATGGAAAGGTATCAGCTCTTACTGCACAGGTAAGTGGTTTGTTACCAGAGTTACCTTCTGTACCACCATTGAGTTTTCAATCAGAACTTACTTCACTTGCAAGTTTTGATAGAACTACAGTAACAGGTTTATTAGATTATCAATCCAAGTTATCCTCAATCACTGATAATTTTGGAAGTGCATTATCAGGTGGTGGTTTTGACCTTGATGATTTAGTTTCAAAAGCTACACCAGCATTATCGAGTGCAACAGATGCTTTATCAAGTGTGACAGATGCAGCCTCTGGTGCGTTGTCAGGTGCAACAGATGCTCTATCAAGTGCATCAGATTTATTAAGTGGTAGTTTACCAAGTGTACCAAGTTTTGATGTATGTAAGGATTGTCCAAACTTCGAACTAAAGGCTGGTGCGACAGAAGCAATACAATCTGCACAAGATAGTGTTCTTGCACAAGCAGAAGGTGCGTTAGAAGAGATTGCAACCGTAGCAACAAATGTAGACTTTGATGCACAAATTAGTATAGTAACAACTAAAGCAAATGCAATATTATCAGACCCAGATGTTCAAGCACAAATATCTGCAAATATATCTTCTGCATCTGCACAGATTTCATCAGATATAGAAGGTGGTATTACACAAGTAAATGAGTCTGCACAATCTATAGCTACTGAAGTTGCACCAGTGTTAAAAGAGTTATCTGGTAAATCGTTGTCTGCAAAGATACCATCAAATGCATTGAATAAGTTAAAAGGTAAATTACCATTTGGTAAGTGATACTGTATAAATAATACATTAGGAGTAGAGGTATGTCTGCATACAATGATGCACAAAGAAATAATGGCAGTGATAGAAACGCACAACAATATAAAGATTTAGATTTATTCTTTAGTCGTAAATCTAATAATGACTTAAACAAAGTTACTGATGTTGAATCCATAAAACGCTCTGTTCGTAATTTAATTTTACATAATACATATGAAAAACCATTTCACCCAGAGATAGGTGGTAATGTTAGAGGTTTGTTATTTGAGAATATGACACCCATGACATCATCTGTTATTGCAAGAAAGATACAAGATACTATAGAAAACCACGAACCTAGAGCAAGACTTGTTGGTGTTCAAGCAATACCAAACTACGATTCAAATGGTTATAAGGTGTCAGTTTATTTTTATGTAGCCAATGCACCAACAGAATTAGTTGAACTTGAATCATTTTTAGAAAGGTTACGATAGATGGCAATCAATGACAAAAAATTAAGAGTTACAGAATTTGGTTTTGATGAAATAAAAGAAAATTTAAAAACATTTTTAAAAGGACAAAACGAATTTACTGACTATGACTTTGAAGGTTCTGGTATGAATATTTTATTAGATACTCTTGCATACAATACTCACTATCTTGGTTTCAATGCAAATATGTTAGCAAACGAAATGTTCTTGGATAGTTCAGCACTTCGTTCCAGTGTGGTATCCCATGCAAAGATGTTAGGATATGAAGTAGGTTCACCTAGAGCTCCAGTTGCAACAATCAATGTTTCATTAACAACAAGTGATGCTCTTGCAACCATGTCTGCTGGTACTTCATTTGTATCAAGAGTTGACGGTGTAGATTATCAGTTCGTAACAATTGCAGATATTACAAAACAAAATACAGGTAACTCAATTTCTTTTGACAGTACAGAGATTTACGAAGGAACTTATGCAACAACAAAATACCTTGTAGATAGTAATGATGTTGACCAAAGATTTATGTTAACAGATGTTCGTGCAGACACAACCACACTTACAGTTCGAGTTCAAAATTCTACATCAGACACCACAACTACAACTTACACAAAAGCAACTGACATAACACAACTTTCAAATTCAAGTACAGTATACTATTTACAAGAAACAGAGAATGGTAAGTTTGAAGTTTATTTTGGAGATGGTGCAACCAGTGTTGCAGTATCAGATGGTAACATAGTTCAACTAAATTATGTAATTACAAATAAGACTGCATCTAACGGTGCATCTAGTTTTGTAAGAACAGAAGCAATAGCTGGTATTACAAATATTTCAGTTACAACAGTCGCAAATGCAACTGGTGGTGCAGAACCAGAAACTATAAGTTCTATAAAATTAAATGCACCATTAGATTACGCATCACAAGGTCGTGCAGTAACAGCAGAAGATTATAAAGTATATGTAAGAAAACTTTTTCCTAATACACAAGCTGTTTCAGTGTGGGGTGGTGAAGATGGAAGTTATAATACAAGTACAGGTGTAAGTTCAACACCAGAGTATGGTAAAGTTTTTATATCAATTAAATCTGACACAGGACTTAATCTCACAACATCACAAAAAGAAAACTTAGTAAAGGATTTAAATTCTTTTAAAGTTGCTTCTATTACACCAGTTATTGTAGATGCAGAAACCACATTCATAATTTTAAATACCACATTTAATTATAATTCATCTGCAACAACTCAAGGTAAATCAGATTTAGAAACTTTAGTTGTTAATACACTTACATCATATACTAACAATAACTTAGAACAATTTAATTCTCCATTTAGACACTCACAACTAACTGGACTAATAGATAATATAGACACTGCGATATTAAACAATACTACTACAGTGACTATGGGTAAGTTTTTTACACCTTCATTAAATACATCTACAAACTATACACTTAATTTTGGAAACACATTTTATAATCCACACTCTGGACATAATGCAAGTGGGGGTGGTATTATTGCATCTACAGGTTTTCAAATCAACGGTGATACTACAACAGAATATTTTTTTGATGAAGATGGTGCTGGTGCATTAAGAATATACTCTGTGGTTTCTGGTACAAGAACTTATTTTAGTTCTGCAGCTGGTACAATAGATTATGCAAATGGAACTGTGTCTATTAACGCAGTAAAAATAACAGCAATATCAAATGTAGACGGAGTTAATTCTATCGCAATAAGAATGACTGCAATACCAAGTTCTAATGATATTGTTCCAGTTCGTAATCAATTATTAGAAATAGATTTAATTAACTCAAATGTAACAGGACAAGTAGACAATACTACAACAACTGGTGTAGGTTATACAACTACAACATCTGGAACTGCAAGTACAACATCAGTTAATACAACTACATCTTATCCTACTTCTTCTGGATACTAATCAATGGCAGATGAAAAGTCAAAACTTCAGACTAAACTTTCACCACTCATAGAAGGACAGGTGCCTGATTTTATACAGGCTGACCACCCAATTTTTGTTAAGTTCTTAAAAGAGTATTACAAGTTTTTAGAAGCAGGTCAAGTTACATATACAGTTGTAAACAGTTATGTGCGTTATGAAACAACAACGACTGCGTATGTGTTAGATGAACAAGATGGTGATAGGATACTTACAGAAGATACTGCACAATTTACAAATGGTGAAATTGTAAAAGGTGAAACATCAAATGCAACTGCAACAATACTTGTAGAAGATTCAAGAAACAAAAGACTTTATATATCGTCACAACAAAAGTTTATTACTGGTGAAACATTTACTGGACAAACTTCTAATGCTCAAGGAAGTATCACACAATATCGTGCAAACCCTATACAAAACATACAACAACTTTTAGAGTATGCAGATGTAGATAATACTATCTTTGATTTTTTAGACCAGATGCGTTCTTCATTAATGACCTCCATACCAGAGTCACTTGCAACTAGTGTATCAAAAAGAAAATTACTTAAGAACATTAAAGACTTGTATTCAGCTAAAGGTACAAAAGAAGGACACGAACTATTCTTTAGAATATTACTTGGAGAAGAAGCAAACATATTCTATCCCACAGAACATATGTTGCGTGTGTCGAATGGTGACTGGAGAACGGAAACAATCTTAAGATGTTCTGGTTTTGCTGGTGTGTCTGGTGATGAGATTATCAATCAAAAGATTACTGCACAGACTTCTGGTGCTACTGCAATTGTTAATGATGCGATTACATTTCAAGAGGGAACACAATCTGTTACAGAACTAGAACTTGCAAATATTGATGGAGTATTTCAAGACGGTGAAACAATAACTGCAAACTCTACTGTAAGAGATGTTGATGTTTCATTTACTGTAGAAGCTATACTGTCTTCTGCATCACTTATTAATACTGGTATTCTTCACACAGACCAAGAACCTGTAGAGATAGAAAACTTAGGAAACAACAAAGCAGAGTTAGTTGTGAGTGGTATCACAAGTGGTTCGGTAAGTGAAGTCATAGTTGATGATGCTGGTTCTGGATATGAGGTAGGAGATGTTCTTACCTTTACAACTTCAGAGAGTGATACTAAATCTGCAGCTGGTTTTGTCAGTGTAATTGGTGGTGGTATACAATTAGAAGCTGGGACACTAGATGACTCTGAAGTTACATCAGATGTAATCATTATAGAAGATGGAACAACTGCGTCAGAAGAGTCATTTAATATTGTTTTAGATAGAACAGATGTAGATGGTGCAAATGCAAATGATGATATCATACTTGATGGAACAGATGCAACAAGTTCTAATGCTGGGTTTTCATTACTTACTGATACAGTCGTTACAACAAACGACACATACGGAACTCCAAATGATAGACTGTTCTTAGAAGAAGATACTTTCACTACAGCAGAGAGAGGTTCTATACAAAGAATATTCTTATCAGAGGGTGGACTTTACAATTCAGATTTACCAACTGTTACAATTACAAGTACAGGTGGTACAGGTGCAGCTCTTACTGCATTAACAAATGATATAGGTGCAGCTAAATCTATCAATGTGAACAATACAGGTTTTAATTACTTAAGTAATAACCCTCCAGAGATAGAACTACGAGCTCACTTTATTCTTAAAGACGTTACAGGAACATTCTCTGCAACTAATACTTTAACAACTCACACTGGTGTGGTTAAAGGTTTTGACTCTAACACGAAAGTTCTTGATACGACATTCGAAGATGTAATTAGGACAGTGCAAGAACAAGAAGGAACTTTCAACGAAGAGATTGCATTAGAGGCTG